TTACTATAATTCATTTTATTTACTCCTTCCTTTGCCATATGATTTATCTTACTTAATTTGTATAAGTATTCTATATTATTTGGTGATATATCGCCTTCCAATATTTGATTTATTGAACTTTTAGTTTTCTCAATTAGTTTTTCTTCCATAATTACCTCCTTCCTTTAAAAGATTAATTATATCTTCATTTTGCTGTATTATTTTTTTTAAATATATTTCATCTTGATTGCACAATTCTTGCATTAAATCTGCATTATTAAAGTCTTTTAATAACAAAATAACACTATATAATTGCAACATAAATGATGTAGTATCTATATTATTCATTAAATTCTTGATATGCTAAATGTCGCATTGGTTATAATTGCCTGTGTAGTAGAAATTGGTGTTGTAGAATCAGTTGGTGTTGGTATACTTGGTACACTTTGAACTGATATATTTGTAGTACCTCTAGGGCATACTCTTAGTTTTTTATTAAATGAAATAGTTTCATAATCATCTGCTGCATCTATTGTTGTTGCTCTAATTGTGTCAGGAATAATTACTCCATCCTGAAATAAGGCAATGGCAACTACACCTGCATTAGCTGTGCTTACAGAAGCACTAAATTCTACATCATAATATCCTGTATATCCATTTCCAAATATTTTAAAATTAGGATTACCATTTGAATAATCTAACCACCCATTGCAAGTAGCACATCTTGTTCTTATATCAGTTTCATCAAAAGTTATTGGACTTGCATTGCTTGGCAAAGCCAATGGCTCATTTATAATTGTTTCTATCATATATTTCTCCTTTCTTTTGCACATTAATTTAAAAATATTGTGCATTTTTAATAAAAAAGAATAGGCACTTGCCTACTCTTTGTGCATTTTAGCAAGTTCTCGTAATCGAGTTAGTAGTAATCTACTCTATGCTATTAAATAAATTGACTTGTAGTATTATATCCACATCCGCAATTGTTGCTTTGTGGGCAGGTAAAAATTGCAGTGCGTCCATAGACCGGTGTGCTCGGAATAGGGCATGTGTTCAATAAATTTAGGAGCTCTGTATTTGCTGTTTCTTGTCCTGCTCTTATTTGTGCAGTTTGAGCAATTTGTGAAGCTCTTAAATCAGCCATTTCAAGTTGTCTTTGTAGGTCAGCAATCTTTTCATTTTTAGCATCAATTTTATCATTGCATAATTGGTCTAAAATGCGTTGTGTATTAGCAGTTTGGTTGATTAATACATCTTTTAGCCCATCAGCAAGTGCAGCTCTGTCAGCACAGTTTTCGCTTAAAATTGTACTATTTAAGTTTGCTATTCCAAGTCTATTGTCAGCACTAGCAGTTGCAAGTTGTGTACTTAAACCATAAATTTGGTTCATGTTAGCCATTTGACGATTATTTGCACCTATTTCAGCATTATAAAAGCCATTGCTAACTGTACTATTCATGTCAGCACAACAATTACATAATTGATTAGATAGTCCATAAATACCATCTCTTACACCTTCTAATTGGTTGCTTAAATGCAATGTATCAAATCCATTGTTAGTGTTTTGCATGATTTCTTTTTGCCCATTAGACAACCATGCATAGCCATTGTCAAAACTATTTCCACCAAAGAAACCACCATTGCCATTTCCCCAATTACCTGAAAATGCTAATATTAGTAATAGAATAATCCAACCATCTCCACCTAGAAAACCACTATTACCAAATCCTCCACCATTCATCATTGGATATACTGGATATGGATAACTACCATTGTTTGTAGCTAATTCTACAGTAGGTTGAATGCCATTATTCATAATGTCCTCCTTTCTATAATTTTTATATCAATTTACTTGATACCAAATTCTTTAAGTTTTTCATTTGATATGCCAAATCCATTAGCATATTTTTTAAAACTTTCTATTTGTTCTGGTTTATATTTGCTAATCATCTGCTTAATCATTTCATTTGGATCATTTTGATTTTTTTGCATATTTTGAAACACTTGAAACATTTGAGGATTTTTCGCTTTCAACTGATTCATCAATTGGCTCATTAACATTTGCATTGGATTCATGTTTATTTATTCCTTTCTTTAATTCTTCAATTTGTGCTTGTAAATATTCAATTTTTATGTCTTTGTCATCTTTTGGTAATATCTCATTAAGTTCGTATGTTTTTATTTCACCTTTTATATTTTTTATCCATACCACACTCATATCTTTACTAAAGTATGGTGTATCACCAATTACCATATCTCTTTGTACTTCTTCCATTGAACTTGCATATCTAATAACATCTCTTGTTGTTGGTGCCAATTGGAAGTTTTGTGTAAGTGATGTAGGTTGTTGTTGTGGTTGTTGCATTTGTTTTTTTAAGTTTTCAAGTTGATTAATTTGCTCATTAATTCTGTCTAAACTTGCCTGTTGATTATAAATGTTAGACAAGTATGGATTGTTATACATTTTTCCTCCTATAAATGAAAAAAGAGGGCTTTTAGCATAATTATTGTTTTAAAATAATATCTGCTACCCTCTCCTCTCAATTTAAGAATAATATTATTTTTGTTATAAATAATGCTAAAAAAGTGTAAAAAAAAAGATGACTAGTTTATTAGACTAATCATCTTTGTTATTTCCATTTGTAAGTAATTATTATACAAATTTTTTATTTTCTTTATTTCATACTTAATTGTTCTTTCACTAACACCAATTTCTAAACTCATTTTAACAATTTTATCTTTGTTAAGCATCATATTGAGTATTCTTTTTTGTTCTTCATTCAAATGTACCTTATTTACAAAATCATCATATATTGCTTTTATCTTTAACTTCTCTATCATTTGCCCACCTCGAGTTGTTATAATACACTATAATTAAAAGTTGTAAATGCAAAATAAGTGCAAAAATTCGTAAAACTCGTAATTATTCGTAAATATTCGTAAAAACTAATATTGATTTTGTAATAATGAATTACATCTCATTGTTAATTCTTTTTTTCTATTTCTAATTGTTCCTTCGGTATATCCTACTTGTTTAGCAATATCACAATTATTATATCCTTTTCTCCATAACTCAAATATTTCTTTTTCTTTTCTTGCTTCATTAAAATACATACTTGTTAGAATAAAGTTATACAAGTGTTCGTTTTCAATAAATCTCATATCTCCCCCAACAAGTTGGTTATTATAGCATATAATAAAAAAATGTCAAAAAAAGACTAGAATAATCTAGTCAATGACTTTTCTCCATGTCATGAAAACAAGAAGAAGTTTGCAGGGTCAGGTTAGTATACATCCCTGCATTTATTACATCAGTGGAACTGAATAAATAAATGTTTATGTGCATTTAATGTTAGTATTGAGTTATCTGGTAGTGCATCTCCCAACCAGACTTGATGGTGTCATAATGACCCAAAGATACACAACTCGTCTAACAATTTAATTATACCAAAAATATTATTTTATTGCAATAAAAAAAAGAGTGCCTTATTTAGCACTCTGTAATTCATTAAATTCTTGCTCTAATAATTTTTCACAATATTTCTTTGTTTCACTATTATAACCTTTTGTTATATATTCATCGCATGATTCTATCTTATCTTTTCTAGGTATTCCATATGACCATATCATTGTCCTTAATGTTGTTTTTTCTATTGCTGATAATCTTGTATTAATTGACATTAAAAATGCATATCCAGTAATTATAATTCCAATAAAAAAAACTATAATTGTAAGCAACTCTTTTGTCATTTTTAACTTGTCTAAAAAGTCCTTCACTTTAGCTCTCCTCTATTCATTTTCTTTTCATGTTCATTGGCAATTGTAATTAATATAGGTTGCCACTTCTTTTTATTAGAATGTACTTTAGCATGACAATCCATACATAATACAATTATATTTCCAAAATATGTATGCCTACCCTCTTTCCCATATCGTATATGATGTCTATGTAAATTATACCCTTTACCACATAACATACAACATGGTTGTTCTTCAGTTATTGTATCATACACATATTTATCTTCTTTTGTCATTCGGTTAATGCCTTATATGTATACTCGCCTACAATTGCATCTGGATTAAGATGTTTTTTCTTTTGAAAGTCAATTACTTTTTTTCTAGTATCATAACCAAATGATCCATCAACTGCTATATTATAACCTAAATCATATAATCTAGCTTGTAGCCATCTAACCATAATTGGTGCATTGCAATTAAATGTTAATTGATGTTTTCTTGCTTCCTTTTCACACATTGACCCGAAATGTCCATCTACTTCAAGTCCACAATGCCATTGTTCATTCATTTTACTTTGCCATATCATTACTTGATTTATAGGTTTAGGTTGGTCGCTGTAATCTATATATTTTAATTTGCCATGATATGTCCATTTATTTGCACTACTCTTTTTTCCATTATATGTACGTATTCCATTTTTATCTATATCACTTATTATACATTTATTTGTTCCCCAACTTGTAGTGCATTCAAATACCTTTCCATTGCCTAAATAAATGCCTGTATGGTTGTATTTTGTACCTTTCATACATAAATACTCACCTGCTACTAAATGTTCGAAATTTGTGCCTACATCTGTGCAATAATTTAATGCACCATTGCAACTAAAATCTGCTACTCCATTACTCTTATAAACTGTGCCACCTCTAAATAGTTTTTTATCACCTTTAAATCCCCATAAA